GGCACCATAGAATGGTGGGCCACACAACCTGCTGTGGTGCGTGACGAAGCATTTGCAGAAGAAGATCGCATACCACTAGATCAAGCACTAGATGGATTAGGAAAACTAATTTGGCATGCCAAGCGTGTGTGGGCACAAGGTCCAACATACGACATGAACATCCTGGAGCATGCCTACAAGAGCTACAACAAACCCTTGCCTTGGCAGTACTACATGGTACGCGACAGCCGCACAGTGTTCAGTTTATGGCCCGAACAACCCATGCCTCCTACCACACACCATGCATTAGAAGATTGCCGCAGACAAATTGGCATGCTACAAAACACACTTAAATACCTCAACGTTCGGGAGTTAAAATGATTATTGGCATCTGTGGATTCATTGGGTCAGGCAAAGACACCATTGCCGACTATCTAGTAAATTTGCACCACTTTCGCAGAGAAAGTTTTGCAAGCACCTTAAAAGATGCTGTGGCACAAGTGTTTGGTTGGGATAGAACCATGCTAGAAGGACGCACAAAACAAGCTAGAGAATGGCGTGAGCGTGTGGATCCATGGTGGGCAGAACGCCTGGGCATGCCCACACTAACACCGCGTTGGATACTGCAATACTGGGGCACAGAAGTGTGCAGAGCTGGATTCCATGATGATATCTGGATTGCCAGCTTGGAAAACAAACTGCGTCATAGCCAAGATGATGTTGTGATTTCAGACTGTAGATTCCCCAACGAAATTCTAGCCATTAAAAACACTGGAGGGCGTGTGGTGCGTGTGGTGCGTGGACCCGAACCTGCCTGGTATAGTTCGGCTGTGAGTGTCAATCTTGGCGCCAACGGCAATTCAACTTGGGCGTTGAGTCAACGCAAGTTAGAGAAACTGAGAATTCATGCGTCAGAAACTGCTTGGGTAGGAACTGATTTTGATGCTGTGCTAGATAACAACGGCACTCTGGATGACCTGTATCAGCAGGTCAAGAGTCTGGCTCAAGATCGCCCTGTCGCCATGCAAGATCGCTCTTAGACAGCTCTACTTCGCAGTTTCTGCAAACTGACTTGAGATTCTTAAGTACGGCATTGTTTAAGTTACCGTCTATATGATACACAAAGATTTGTGCTGCATATTTGGCTTTGAATCCACAGCGATCACAACTCATTTTTTTCTTATAGCCTGCCGACTTCCACCGCGGCTCTCTAGGTTTTAACCCACGCCCCTTCCTAGCACAAGTCTCACATCTTGATCGATAGTGTGTGACGTCTTCACGCTTGTAGTTTACAGCACAAGGACGCTGGTGGCAGGCTTGACAAATGGGTCTCATACGGTATTTAGCGGCCCGGACCTTTGACAAAGGTACTCAAAACGGCTGTTTTTTCCAAGGTCTCTATAAATATTAGAACTTGAAAAGGATTCAACCATGGCTCTCATATCACCCGGCGTACAAGTAACAGTCATTGACGAAAGTCAATATATTCCATCAGCAGTCAACACAGTACCATACTTCTTGATTGCCACAGCGCAGAACAAAGTTTCTGGCACTGGCGTTGGGGTAGCAGCTGGCACCACAGCGGCTAACGCAAACAAAACATATTTAATCACCAGTCAACGTGATTTGACAGCTACATTTGGTGTGCCATTCTTCTATAACACAACCACTGGTACTCCAATTAATGGTTACGAACTGAACGAATACGGTTTATTGGCTGCTTACAGTTCGTTGGGTATTTCAAATCGCGCTTATATTCAGCGTGTTGACATTGATTTGACCGAACTCACAGCCAGTTTATCTCGTCCCACAGGCACTCCAGCTGATGGCACTTATTGGTTAGATACTTCTACTTCTGTGTGGGGAATCCAAGAATGGAATCAAAGCACCAACACATTCACAGTAGCAACTCCTATAGTAATTACTAACAGTGATGATATCACAACAAGCACCAGTGGAGTAACTGGGTTTGACATTTATACTCCCAATACCACTGTTGGTAGTATTGGAGATTATGCTGTGGTGGCATATGGTGACGATAATAGTTATGATTTAAAGAACGTTGTTTGGTACAAAAATGACAGCAACCAATGGGTTACAGTTGGTAGCGAGGAATGGCAAGAATCTTGGCCCACAATCCAAGGTTCTGTAACCAATCCCACACTCACAGCAGGACAAAGCATTTTTATTAATGGCACATCAGTTGCTGTTCCTGTAAGTCCCAACAACAACCTAGCTGGATTTGTTGCTGCGGTTAATACAGCAGCTATTACAGGAGTGACCGCAAGTGTAGTGAGCGGAACATTTGTTATCTCAGCAGACGATACAGCTACCAATGACGGCAGCACTGCCAGTGGCGGTATTGTTAGCATTCAGCCCAACGCCAGCGGCACTGCTTTATGTACTGCTCTTGGTATTAGTGCAATTGAATATTTGACTCCAATCTTTTTTGCTGGATTCAGCTATCAAGCACCACGTTGGAGAACAACTGATTCAGTTCCAAGACCAACTGGATCTGTGTGGAACAATTGTAGTGCAGCAAACAATGGTGTTGCCCTACAAATGAAGCAATATAGCGCAACACTTGGCGAATTCGTCTTACAAAGTTGCCCTATATTTTTAACTGGCGCCTCTGCAGTTTATACACTTGATCCAGTAGGCGGTGGAAAAAACATTCCAATTGGTACATTATTTGCACAACCTGCTGCCAACACTGGTGAAACCAGTCCAACTAATTCTGCTGGATTTGAAATTTACGAGCAGACAGTTTTTGGCCAAACTATAGTTACAGGTACCACAACACCGGGTGCTGACGGTGACAGTTTGTTTGTTGCTGGAAACAAGTTTACGTTGCAAGGCACCATTCCAGGATCAACAAGTATCAATACTGCTGAAATAACACTGAGTGGAACCAGCATTGCTAGTTTTATTTCTAGTGTGAGTGCAGGAAATGTAGCTTATGTGTCTGCAAGTGTAAACAGTTCGGGTAACATTGTGTTCACACATAGCCAAGGCGGTATCATGACATTGGCTCCAGTTAGTGGCCAAGGAACTCCAATCATAACTGCTGGGTTTACAAATGCCACTGCTCTTTGCCGTCCAACAGTAACAACACCCACCACTTTGGTTTTAAGTAATTTTTGTACAGCACCTGAGTTTGAATACACTGCCAGTAGCACTGCACCTTTCCAAGATCCGGCCGATGACAGAATGTGGTATTTTTCAACTGCTAGTCAAGTGGATATTATGATTCAAAACGGTGGTGCCTGGTTTGGTTATCAAAACGTCAGCAATGATGTGCGTGGATATGACCTTTCACAAACTAATGCTGCTGGTCCAATCTGTGCTGCCACAGCGCCTACTACACAAACTGATGCATCAGCAAGTGCATTGGAGTATGGAGATTTGTGGATTGACACCAGCGACCTAGAAAACTATCCCATGTTATATCGTTGGGAGGAAGTGAGCGGTGTGGATCAATGGGTATCTGTTGACACCACCGATCAAGTCACACAAAATGGTGTGTTGTTTGCTGATGCTCGTTGGGCACCAAACGGCACAACGGATCCTGTAGCTGACCCAATTCCAACTATTGTGAGTTTAACAACCAGTAACTATTTGGACTTAGATGCCCCAGACCCAGCACTGTATCCACAGGGCATGTTGTTATTCAACACACGCCGTTCAGGTTACAATGTCAAAAGCTATCAAAGTGATTACTTTAATGCTACCACATTCCCTGATGACACATTGCCAGCTGTGACCAGTACTTGGTTGACAGTGAGTGGCAACAAGCAAAATGGCAGTATGTATGCAGGTCGTTTGGCACAACGTCAAATGATTGTGGAAGCAATGAAATCTGGTATTGACACCGGCACAGGTGCTAGGGAAGATACTGCACTGTTTACTCTGATTGCAACACCTGCATATCCAGAGTTGATTCCTAACATGATTGCACTCAGCAATGAACGCAATAACACATTGTTTGTGGTGGGCGACACTCCAATGCGCTTGCCAGCTACAGGTACTGAAATCACAACCTGGGCAACCAACAACAATGGACTGGGTACTGCGGCTGGAGATGGACAGTCAAGTACCAGCAACTACGCTGCTACTTTTTACCCAAGCTGTACAACTACAGACTTGAGTGGTAATACTGTGGTAACAGCACCAAGTCACATGATGGTTAGAACAATTATCCGCAGTGACGAAGTGAGCTATCCATGGTTGGCACCAGCTGGCACACGCCGCGGTGTAGTAGACAATGCCACACAACTTGGTTACATCAACGGTGCAACTGGTGAATTTGAACCAATTGGCGTAAATCAAGGCCTACGTGATGTGCTGTACAGTTTGAATGTTAACCCAATTACATTCATTCCAGGTGTGGGCATTACTAACTTTGGTAACAAGACATCAACCACAACTACCACAGCGTTGGATCGCATCAACGTTGCACGACTGGTTGCATTCTTGCGTGGACGACTAGACGAAATTGGTAAGTTGTATCTGTTTGAACCTAACGACCAGATCACACGTAATGAAATTACCAACACCTGCAACAGTTTGATGGTTGACTTGATTGCCAAACGTGCTATCTATGACTACTTGGTTGTTTGCGACTTGAGCAATAACACTCCATTCCGCATTGACAACAATGAATTGTGGGTTGATATTGCTATTGAACCAGTCAAGGCTGTGGAATTCATCTACATTCCTTTACGTATCAAGAACACTGGAGACATAGCAGCAGGCCTGTAAAAATAGGGTCCGAGGACCCTATTTTTGACCTCAAGTCTAAGATAAATAAAACTAGGAGATATATACAATGCCAAGTTCATCATTAAACAAAATGACAGTACCGCTTGCAAGCGATCAATCAGCAAGTACCCAAGGTCTGTTAATGCCAAAACTTAGATATCGCTTTAGAGTGATGTTTGAGAATTTGGGAGTTTCGACACCAACAACAGAGTTAACCAAGCAGGTAGTGAGTTTTGCTAGACCTAACTTGACGTTTGAAGCAATCACATTGCCAATTTATAATTCAACATTGAAATTGGCAGGTCGACATAGCTGGGCAGACATTGCTGTTGAGATTCGAGATGATGCATCCGGCAATGTGTCTAAGCTAATTGGCGAACAGATTCAAAAGCAAATGGACTTCTTGGAAATGAGTTCAGCAGCATCTGGTATTGACTACAAATTCTTAACAAAGTTAGAAATGCTTGACGGTGGCAATGGTGCTAACGAACCAGTGGTACTTGAGTCTTGGGAATTGTATGGTTGCTATATTGTGAGTGCTGACTACGGTCCAATGGCTTATGGTACAAATGAAGCAGTGGCAATCACCATGAACATTTCTTATGACAACGCCAACCAAGGCAACCAAGGCGGTGGCGGTGTTGGTGCTGTTATTGGTCGTACTATAAACGATGTTGTTACTGGCGTTGGCACAGTTTAAGGCATAACCAATGTCTAGCTTCGGCCAAGACTTTCTTCAAGGTTTTACTGCGACAAATAGTTTGCGTGACTACACTCATGCAAGCAAAACTTTTCGCACTAACGCTTACGAATTAAAACCTAGATTCAAATTTTTATTTCATGTTCAGTTTACCTTGAACGTGGAAGAAATTCAAGCACTGAAAAATTCTAAAGTATTTGGACCAACACAAATTTCAACATTGAGCTTGGCAGTAAAAACTGTTGACTTACCCAAATACACTATTGACGTTGCCACATTGAATCAATACAATCGTAAACGTATTGTACAAACCAAAATCAACTATGAACCTGTAAACATCACATTCCATGATGACGGTGGCGATAATATTCGTGAAATGTGGTATCAGTATTATTCATACTACTACAAAGATCCGGCACAGCAATACATTAGTAATGCTCCAGTCACTAACGGCTCGAGTGGTAGTGTACAAACCAAACAAAATGGATTCAGTTACAACAATCGAGACATTTATGAACAAAATCGTGTAGGCAGTGTTAGTGACTGGGGATACATTGGCGAAAACTTCCTGGATGGCACTAGCACTGCAAGCGGAAAACCGCCGTTCTTTAAAGACATACAAATTATTGGGTTTGACCAACACAAATATGCTAGATACATATTGATTAATCCGTTGATTACCAACTGGAACCATGACACTTATGATTACTCACAAGGCAATGGTACCATGCAACATACCATGACCATACGTTATGAAACTGTGAAATACCTCAATGGCGGCCTTGGCAAACCAGACAAAAATATATCATGGCCGGACACAGCTCATTATGATGAAGTAAAAAGTCCATTGGCTCGTGCTGGGTCCACAGCCAGCATCTTTGGTCAAGGTGGCCTGCTATCCACTGGCGAAGGTATACTGGCAGATTTAGAATCAGGGTCGGTGGCCGGACTTATTGGTGCTGCACAAAAAGCCGGTGCCACCTACAACACGTTCAAAGGCAAAAATTTGAAATCAATTGTTCAAAGTGAAGCAACGTCACTGGGCAAACAAGCCATTGGTCAGTTTGGTCCCAACGCCACCAGATCAGTGATAAACAAAGCCGATGGTTGGGTGTTTCCAACTGCTGCAAGAAATCAACCAGGTAATACACCTCCAATTTAATCATGACAACAGGCTCAGTAAATTATACCAATACCAATCTTGATCAAACTGTAAGGATTTTTGACAATTTCTACAAGTTTGATGCCAATGTTCCTGCGGCAGAGTATGATATTGTGTTGAGTTTTTTCAAACAGCAAATGGGCGATGTTACAGTAGCAGGCAACTTTACTGTGAGTTTGTTTCAGGTAGCCGAGCAAACAAACATTCCTGCACTTACTCTATTAGATAGTTTTCAAGGCACTAATATAATGACCATCAATCTCAACATGGCCTACTATCTAAACAACATTCGTAGCAGAGCCACATTGCTGGGTGTGAATGCACAACCAGTGCCCAACTACTATGCTGCTAGAACAGTGCTACAATGAGCAAGTGGGCACAGGGTCAATACCAAGTTATCAACCCTAAGAAATATGTGGGACAGGGCATGCCTAGATATAGATCAGGATGGGAACATTCGTTCATGCGTTTTTGTGATACCAATGACAACATCATGCAATGGGCCAGTGAAAGCATACGCATACCGTACCTTCATCCCTTAACTGGTAAAATGACCACCTATGTGCCAGATTTTTTGATCACTTACAAAACTCGCGACAACACACTTCGAGCTGAGTTAATTGAGATCAAACCCAAAGGCCAAAGCGCCATAACAGAAGGCCAAAAGCCCAGAGACCGGGCTGTGGTAGCTGTAAACTATGCCAAATGGGACGCTGCTACCAAATGGTGCAGAAATCAAGGCTTGACTTTTAGAGTTATAACTGAAGACGATATGTTTAAGAACGGTAAAGCATAGCCACTAAATATGGCATGACCAGAAAATTAGAGGAGCTTTTTGATTTACCGCCCACTACTGAAGAAGTGGAAGCTGCTGTTCCTTCAATAGCAGAAAATCGCACCGCAATACAAACACTAGATGATGCTATCGACAAGATAGATGCTGCCTTGCCGGCTGTGCGTGGCCTGGAGTCCACTGATATGGAAATGGATGATTTGGCTAAAAAAGCAACCGATAGCTATGATGAGTTGATGTCATTGGGCATGCAAGTTGACTCAAGATTTGCAGCAGAAATTTTCTCAGTAGCCAGCAACATGCTGGGCCATGCTATCACAGCCAAAACAGCCAAGCTGGACAAAAAACTCAAGATGATTGATCTGCAGATGAAAAAGATGCGATTG